ATTTTTCTACAATTTGATTATTTTAAATTATTTATTGATCCAACTTGCGATATTTGATTAAGCGTCCTTTTCCATACCACGCAATCCACCTATATCTTGTATCGTTTGTGTCGCCATCGCCATCATTATCTAATCCTCCTTGAAGAAGGCTAACTCTATGATCAAACGAAGTATTAGCTTCATCAGCAGAACTACATATTTTTGTTCCTATAGTCCCGCTCGGATCGGCAGTCTCTGATACGATAATGTGCGTATTGAGGAAATTTGCGTGCATTACCAATTCCTCAATTAAGCAACATCAAGTGTAAAAATACGATTGGTTGTACCATCAGTAGGTGCTTTAAGACCATACATGATAGTAAGGGCATATTGCTCTTTTGCATCAAATACATCGTATTTTCTTCTTAATTGAAGAGACAGACCACTGCTTGGTTCAGTTGCATTTGAGATGTCACCAATCTGCATAGAAGCATCAGCAAACTCAGGTAAGCGATTCACCATTGCAAGTGAACCCTCATATCCTGCAAGAACTTTCTGACCACCTGTGAGACCAGCCAACCCATTATAGGTATAGATAGCAAATCCACCAAGTTGTTGATCGAGAAGAGCACGATTAATGCCAGGCTTAACATCATAAGTAGCATTTGTAATCGTGGTCATTGTTTTGAGAAGCTGATAATATACAGAGTGATCCAAGACCATCCATCTGCCATTATTAGGCATATTCTCATCATCCATAGCTTTAGCTACGTTAAAAATATCATCAGTATCAAAACTAGCCAATGGAATTTGAGTGCCATTAACAACGGAATCTGCATCAAAGGCAGTTTCTAATAAATCTTCGGTTACCTTTTGAGCTAATGCATGAGCGGCATATTTAGCAGCTTCAGCAATATAAGGAACGGAAGTTTGCTCACGCTCAAGGTCAGAGAGATGGAACTTAATAAATTTGTGTTGATCCAATGTGATGGTTACCGCATCAGCATCTTGATCCTCAGTCCCATCGTTATAGGATTGTGGATTAGGGCTTACGCCTGTTCCTGTTCCCCAGTCTACAACATCACCCTTACTGCGTGTTGAAAAAATTCGAGTTTGCAAGGACTGATTAAAGCGCATGGCTTCTCCACCGAAATCTCTGTGGATTGAACCAAGGAGTCCGAGGTCTTGCGTAAAGGTATCAAGAGCCTCTTGGAGGATTACATCAACCGTAAGGTTGCCGTTAGGATATTTATTTGTGATTGAGCTTAAGTTAGCCATTATTTAAGTCCTCCAAGGATTTTTTCTTTGTGTTGACGATAAAATTTAGTTTTTTCGATTGGATCAGCAATTTTCCCCCACTCTTCTAAGTGGTCATACTCTGCTTGCTCTGAGCCAAGGCTTACAGGCTCTACACCAATTTCGTTAAGTTTTTCGGAAACTTTCTTTTCGAGAGCCTGTTCCTCTTGTGTTAAGGCATCAACTTGCTCGCGCAACTCCTCACTTGATTTCTCCGAAGCTTCCAACTCAGACTCCGCTGACTCTTTCTCCTCTTTGAGGGCTTTAACTTGTGCAGAAAGCTCCTCATTAATTTGATTTACTTCTTCAATTTTACCAGAAGCTTCATCAAGTAGTTCCTTCAAGGATTCAACTTCTTGCGACAACTCTTCGTGTTCTTCAATAAGATTTTTTGCTTCACTCATCGTAATAGTCTTTTTGTCTCCATTAATATTTTTTTACATCATAATTTAATAGGTGAATTGCATCCTCAAACTCACCAACTACATCCACAAGTTGCATGCTCTTCGCTCTTCCTCCGAGGTACACTTGCCCTTGCATTGCTTCTTCGGGCACTGATGGTCTTGACGACAAGACTGCACCCCTGAAATCCTTGAATATATCTTGCACCATATCCGCAAGATACTGCTTTTGATCTTCTGTAAGACTTGTTCCATCAAAACCTGCTCCTTTATATTTAGCTTCTTTATTTTTTATTAACTCTACTTTGACTCCCTGCGCTTTATAGTTTTCAGTACTATCAATAACGGGCAAATATACACCGATGCTTCCAACTTTTGAGCTAGGTGAAGCAACAATAGTTCTAGCTTGTGCCCCCAACCAATAAGCGGCACTTGCCATAGTTCCCTCTACTGACGCATATACAGGTTTTTTCTTATTTAACATCGCAATAGCAGAGGCAGTTTCAGATATGCCACTTGCTGATCCACCAGGTGAATCAATATCTAATAAAACTCCATTAACAGAATCATCTTCAGCTAGTGCATTTATCTTATCCTTTAATACAGCGGTATCGGTAATACCAAAAAACTTCGCTACAGCAGGGCTAACGCCACGCATTAGTGTTCCCTGAACAGGGACTACTGCAATATTATCAGTTGAATAATCCCTTGCCAGATTTCCCTCATCTGGTTCATCATCCACCGCCATTCCGCATTCAATATATTTTTCAAATGCGAATTGCATACCAAGGTATGCATCTTGGGTGATCAACCAAGGATTATTAATCAGACTCTCTTGTATTTTCGCTATCTTCATCTTCGTTTTCGTTCTCTTCGTTATTATTTGAAGCACCAACGAACTCTCCTTTGGTTAACATATTAACTGCAGTGGCATATTCTACCCCCGTCTCATCGGAAAGCCATTGGGCTTTTTCAAATAAATATTTAAGTTCTTTTGATCTCTGCTGACACTCTGATTGCCAATCTAATCCTCTTTTACCAAAATGCTCTCTCATGGTCATTAACCCGACCGCAACATCTTCTCGTTCTTGAGCCATTTCTCTACCCGCATCAATAGTGAGTTGAGCTGGGGCTTGTATTCTACACTTATACCAATCTTTAGTCGGTGCAAGCTTTCCTCGATCTATTGCATCAGCAATGACCATAGCCCAAACCTTTTTAACCAAGCGGTGAAATAATCTCTGTCTCTCGGTAAACCTTCTCTGAGCTTTCCCCATGATAAACCTTTGTGCGGGTCCAGTTATTCCAGCGGGATGCCATAAAAATTCATATGGCAAACCCATTCCGACCGAGAACTCGCGTATTAGAAATTCCAAGAATCCCTGAAAGGCTGTAGAGGGTCTATTAAAACTAAATGGTGTAAGTTTCTCCCCTTTCTTAAGTACGGGAATACTGCCACTTTGGATTTCATTTACTGTTAACCTAGTGGCATCCTGCTCGATCTCTTTTGTATTCCATGCATCGGGATCAGCTTCACCAGTCTCAGATTCCAATACGGCAGCTATTGTCGATAGGTTCTTAATGCCCATCTTCTCAAAATCAAGAATATCCTTAATATCTCTAACATGATTGATTGCATGCTTTATCGCAGGCAAACCTCTCTGTTGGTCAGCTCTCTCTGGATCATACAACAACATCATTGCTGATGCAGGAATGCTCCTAGCTTTCTGTATCTTAGGGTAAAATTCTCCATAAATAGAATCATCACTAACGAGGAAAGACATGGGTCTTCCATACCTATTAGTTTTGACTCCATCTACATAACCTTTATCCGTTTCGATGAAATCACCGATTCTATGTGATTCAACTAGCTGAAGCCTCAGTCCAGCAGACCTTACAAACATTATGCCACAATCACCATCTCGGTCTATTGCAATCGACGCCAACCTCTGTAACTCCTCAAAACCATATCGTTGCCCAACATCAGCATAACTGCTCCAATCCGAAAACAGAGCCTCAGCTTCCATATTCCAATACGCATCCTCAGTGACTGCTTGGGGGATGAGTGGAAAGGAGTATCTAGCCAAGTCATTTATTGCGCATCTAACAATACCGTCATTATCATAAAGGTATCTTGATATAGACCCCATCTCTTTTCGAGTCCAGCTAGAATTTGCACGACCAGACTTAAATGTATATGGGATTGTTGATCTTTCCCTCGATCTTTGAACGCCCTCCCAATATGTTGGGTGATACGCTTTAGGTTCGGGAGTATTTTCTACAACCTTATTTCTTTTAAACAATTTGTCTAATATCATTATTTTTAACTTTTATGATATTCCATTCAGAAAACATTGATAATGGCTGAGTGGCTATGTTTTTTTGCTCATCATGCTTTAGCCCTGAATACTCATATATTGCCCACTTATTGTTTTCTTTGACTATCTGAGTTTGGTAATCTTTATCAGCCCAATATCCCACACTTCTATTGATAGTACTAATACCTCTTTGATAATAAAATGTATCATCATTTACAATATTTCCAAAGATTGGTGCTAAATCCAAAACATAAATACTATCTACTATTGTAATTTTCCTTACACCAATTACTCGTTCACCCTTACTATTAAAGGCTTCATATCGTATATTTTGCTTTCCAGGTACTGTCATATCTGGGTTATCTATTCTTGTAGCTGAAAGCAATCCTTCCACGGGGTCTCTAGCAGTAGCTCCATCATCAACGAAGGTTTCTTCTGGTAACCAATACTCCCTTCCTACATTTGGAACGCATGTCATGCGAGCAAGTGCTTTATTAAAATTAGGAATCAACCTGCGAACTGATTTACCATAAACATCAGGTAATGCTTTTTTGAGTGCATAATCTACTTCTTTTAATTCGTGGACTATTTCGCTGTAGCTCATGAGGTCCTTCTTCCCCATTTTGCCACCCATATCTACCTCGGAAAACCTTGCTCCTTTCCTTGCAAGCTCAAGTGCAGAAAACAGCTGTGTTCTAGCATTTTCTAAATCTGCCAAAGGCAATCCTACATAATGACCCCTAATAATCATCCTATTAAAGCTCTTCAGTCTCCATATGAGTCTGTGATATTAACTTGTTCGCCAATGAGGCGACTAATATCATTAATTCGCAATCTAGCATATGGTTGTCTTTTCTTACAGGCACCCATTCATACTTAGTCCTTCCCTTGACATCTGTGATCTGAATACGCCTTTCTGCGGTTACTTGCCTAATATATTCATTATCTGTATCTTCAGCTATTGTCCAATTACCGATGAATCCCTGAATTAGTTCTGCGAACATATCTTTTAAGCCATCATTTGACCAAAGAAATAATCTTATTGCTTTAGATAAACCATGCATCCTTGTTCCGACCCCAACCTCAGCTTTTGTCCAAGTCCAAAGTTGAGTAGACATTCTACCTGTCTTTTTATTTCTATGCTTAAACCCTTGGTTGCCTGAACCCTTCATCGGCTTCCATTCATACTCTTGGCAGAACTTATATACGCTTTGAGTATCGAAACCTGAGTCTACCATGCAATTATCTGAATGAACTCCATGCTCTTCAGCAACGGCTAGAAGGTCTTCGTCAGTTTCTACTCTTCCATAATCTATTAATCTCGAATGCGCTCCCTGCTTTGCGAAGGCACGAATTACATACCAATAATGCAAACCGCCCTTCGCTTGCTTGTCAGCAGCTAGAAACCTAATCTCCTCATCATCCCATTTTTCGCCTAGCTTATATTCATCTGCTCTTTCCTTCAACTGCCCGAAATCTTCAAAATCGCCCAACCGATCTTCCCACGGCTCTCCCAATGATTCGTTTATAAAATCCTTTAATGGCGACGTATCTCCATTATATGTCGATTGCTTAGCCAATAGGAACTCTTCAACTAAATCTCTCCACTTCACCCAAGGAGGCAATAAAGCATTCCAGTGGTAACTCCTTCTATTTTTTGCAGCATTGGTATTTAATGGTACATACTTTCCACTAAATACAAAAGTTCTGCGGTCGGCAGGTTTATCCTTAAATACTTCACCACAGGGGCACTCGAATCTTATAGTTTCTGCTAATTTATCAAAATCATAAGCACCATCTTTTTTTGTGTCATCATTCTCATCCCACTTCATATACTCCCAATTCATAGGATAAAGCTCAGAGCAATTACGACATTGAAAATGCCATACCCGCTGATCCCCATTTAGGTAGGCTCTATGCGTTGCATCATTATACATGTCAGGAGTCGAGACAATGCATCTTCTGGCATTCCAATATGCTCTTGTCCTTTTAAGTACCATTTCTAATGCTCCATCAGGATAGTTCCTGACTTCATCCAGGAACAACCAGCGAACAGGCTTGGACTGCAATCTTGATGGTGAGGAAGAACCAACAACACCTAGGGACGCACCCTTTAAATGCACTTCCATCTTATTAACTGCATTCCTGTCATCTAATAACTGCTCTACAACAGGATCACATGATTTAATGGTCGGGATTAATCTTGTTTTCATGAGGAACGCTGCTTCCTCGGCAGTAGATGTAACCCACATTGTGGGAGCAGGCTCTTCGGACAATGCCCACATTAAAAGACATATCATTGTCTGTGTTTTAGCAGATTGAGCTGAACACATAACACTAATATCAGACACCTCATTATCTGTAAAACACTCCATAAGTTCTCTAACCCAAGGACTTATGTCTGATTTCCAATACCCTTGGTATGGGGATGTTGGGTCTAATTTTACATTCTGTTCTGCCCACTCCCAAGCATTTCTTGTGTCAGGTGGTCGCCACGCTCTTTGTGCAGATTTTTGTACTATTCCCATTTCTACTTACCTTGCAAAACTGAAGTTTCACTTTAGAATTTCAAGGTTAATTTGCTCTAGACGCATCGCAATTAAGAGCAAATGTATTTAATTGTTTTGGACATTGGAGGGAAAACTTGAGCCATACTGCTCCGAGAGGTTTTGGGGGTCTTCCTTTCTCCATATGGAATCCTGAGTCTTTGACTCCATACTCATTCTTATATGTAGGTATTTTAATATGAAGTTGCTCATCAATATATTCAGTACCGTCATGAGTAATCCTACTGCGAGCATTGGTAAAAAACCAAGAATCATGAGTATGACCTGTGGCGACAATATCAGCATCAGGGTGAGTAACTCCCATGCGGTTCGCACCAATGACACCTTTCGTGACTGGTCCTCCTCCCCCTGCTCCGTGGAACATGTATATCCAAAAATGCTTTGCGAGTTTAACTTTTCTGTTTTTGGCATCTCTGCTGTATGCTCTGATGCCGATCCAATTTGCGATTTGTCCGCATTGAATACTGCCCCCCGTTCTACCATTGAGAGTGTCAACCAATCTTTGATTAAGGTCAGTCTCACGATGCTTGAGAACTGCTGTTTCATGATTGCCTTTACCCATGACAAGTATCCTATTAGAATAACTTTCCAAAAAGTCCGCATAGGTGCTAACAAGGCTATCGAGATAACAACCCTTTTTATGTATTTCTTTAATATCATCTTTACTCGCTCTTGGGTCACCCTTCCCCTGCATTGCACAGAATGAATCACCATTATCTAATATAAACGCATCTTTTCTTACAGCCTCATTTAAATGTTTTAACTCTAAAGCATTATCCGAATGAGGGTTGTCATGGTGAGCGTCACTACGAAGCAAGCACCAGAAGTCTTGCTTTGTTTTATTCTTCGCTTCAAAAAATAAATCTATGAAGAAAATTCCCTCACTTACTTTTTTAACACTAAATCTTTTGTCTTTCTTCATACGCCACCGATAGGTACTTTAACAATAGGGTTGATATCATAGGAGACTTGTCTCTTCCTATTGGTCACTCTCTTGTTATCATCTTGCTTAACAATATCCTTTCCCCACTTCTTCCTAAGTGCAACGAACTGATCTTGTTCGGCTTGAACCGTACGGTATTCCGCGCACCCCCCAAGGTTGGTGTGCTGGTCGCAATTATAATGAACAAAATTGATTCTTAATATTTTGCGATATTTATTAAGGCACTGAAGGCTGAAATCATAATCCTCTTTAAGTGGCAATTCTTCATCGTAGCGTATATCGCAATTAAGGAATCCACCAAAAGGTCCGAGTATTACATTCTTCAAACTAAACGGAGTGTACTCACGGTAAGCACCTTTGTCTTGGATTATATTTAATCCCCACATTTTCACGCCAAACTCTTTAGCTAAATCAAACCCATACTCTATGAAATCTGAGGCTTCTTCACTCTCCATCTTGTGCAGGTTATTTCCTTCATACCTGCCAAGTGATTTTAAATCATCATCTACAATTAATAAATCTTCATCCTTCGCATAATCGAGTATCCAATTTCTTACACGGGAAACATTCCCTTGTGCTGAATCAGGGCATTTTAATATAGGCAGATCATACTTCTCATAGCCTTCAACTTGGCTTTCGCAGACCACATATTTTAGGTCTTTGAAATAATTATGCGAATTACATATATCTCCCCTCTTCCAACTTGGTGATAAAATAATCATTTCGCACTTACCTTATTAATGTAATCTGATCCACTAATCACTCTACCAGTTCCCTTAGCCCAAGCCTTACCATTTGCTCTGCGAGAATGTACCGATGGCAAATTGAAGTGTGTTTGTGCAGCCAACCAATCTACATCGTTGTCAAATTTTATTACGACATAATTATGAGATTCGCCAATGTATTCCGAGAATACTTCTTCTGGCTCTTCTTCATCTTCTTCATCATCTAATAAATCTTTTAAAACTTCATCGGGGTCGAAGCCCCAATCTACGAGGTCATCTTCATCGAAATTATTTGCAAGTAAATCCCAATCCCATTGACCTCCATTCTTATTAAGCCTGATATTTAACTGCTTTTCTTTTTCTAAATCCAAATGGACGAAAACACATGGTATCATTTCGTTGCCAAGCTCTGACCATATTCTAAGTCTTTGATGCCCCCCAACCACTACATTCTCTCTGCCCTTACCGCTATTGACAACAATAGGCTCTACCATGCCAAACTCACTAAGGCTTTTCTTTAAATCCTCATACTGCTTTTTGGTAAGCTCTCTTGGATTATATTCTGCTGGATTAAGCAGGCTAATTTTAAAATCAATCACATTCATATTTTTTTCTTTGCCCTCTTCCTTTCATATTAAATCTCTTGGCGAAATTTATAGCTTGTTTACTTAGGCTCTGCCTATGCATCTGAATACCATTTTTAGACGCAATATCAGAAAGAGCCTGTCCATTAAATAATTCTGGTCTAAGAACCCAACACATCGCTATTACTTTTCTTAGAACTGTGTCTTTATATCTCTTAGAATTAAGGTCTCCCATTGTGAGCCAAACTAAAACCTCCCTTAATAACTCTCCTAATCTCTCCATCTCGCATGGGTCAAAGTCTACGACATGGTCTTCTACATCATCATACTCAAAGAAATGACATTGATCCCCTGAGAGTTCACTCACATTATTCTCATCGAAATGGTAAAGGCTACTGTTCTTCCCCATTACTCACCCAACTATTTTCATGCAAACTCTTTAGTGCCTCTACTATTGCTTGCTTTATTATCTTCTCTGCTTCGGCTATTGTTTGACCAATAACTTGAGGGGCTAATGATGCTGGTAAGGCAAGGAGTTCTCTTTTGGCTTGCTGTACCATTTCTGACACCTGCTGATCGATATCAACATTTGGCGTATACTCTCCACGAAGAATGCCGACTTGTATTTCGAGCTTTTCATTTTGGAGCATTATGCTTTTGACCTGAGCGGATTCTTTACTGACTAGATCACCTGCAGTGCTACCATGCTCTTCCTTCCATTCAACAACTTCCTTTATGGAATACCTATTATCCGCTCTTGTCTTTGGGAAGGTTGGGTCTTTCTTCCATCTCTGTATAGTTTTGCGATCTACACCTATTGCTTTTGCAAGCTCTACCTGGTTCTTAGCATAACTAGGAGTTGACGCATTGCCCTTGACGGTATGGGCATCTAATATTGCCATTTCCCTTGCTGAAGGAGTCTTACCATCAGCTACTTTTTTATATATGTTGGCAAGTATTTTTTGATTGATAGCTTCTTGGTGAGCTTCTGTTAATACTTTGTTTGCCATAAGGTGAGGCATAGCCATGTCATAACGCATTGCAAGCTAAAAACATGGGACATTTCAAAAATTATTACATAGCAATGAACATCACTCCCCTCCCGAAACCCGTTTAGATCAAATACATATTAAAAGATTCCTTTAAATACACTAACTACATATTTACATAACTACATACTTACATAAATACTCCAGTGCCATATTTACACTAAATACATAAATATACTAAATACATATTTAAACCAATAACATAAATATACTAAATACATATTTAGATTAAATACATATTTACACTATCTAATTCTGGAAACGAACACAAAAAAAATCCTAATCATTTTACTGATTAGGATTTTATATTTTTCTATTTTGATATTTCTTTGATTTTTAATTTATAATCTAAATAATAATCATAAATAAGATTTTCAGATTCATAGGGACATAAATCCGAAATTCTCAACATTTCATTTTTCCACTTATTAGAGAGATAAAAAGAAAAATCTAAATAATGAAGATTTTCCATATATTCCAATCTTCTATTTACTTTATCAATTTTAAAAAAATAATAAGATTGGGAATTTTTCCCCTCCCCAAAAATAATCCTTGGATATAATCTTTCAAATAATGAATCCTCTAAATATATCACTTTAAAAGATTCAATTTCTTTATCCTCTAGAGATATTAGATCATTATAATAATTGGATGGATTCGAGATTAAGAATTTTTTCAATTTCCCTTTTTCAATTAAATATTTCATTTTTTTAATATTATATCCCTCCCCAAAATTGGGGAGGGAATTTGATTCATAAGATTTTATTTAAGATATATATAATTACACTTAAATAAATAATTCCTAAGATTTTCCAAATCATGAAATTTCTTTCAATTCATTAAATAAATTAGGATTAGAGATTAATTTGGATTTATCTTTAATTTCACCTAATAAATCTAATTCTTCTAATTTTGATTTATGACCCTCACTTAGATAACTATCATAAGAACCATCTCGGAATTTTACAGAATTAGGATAAGGATTTGAAAAATCTTCTAAATTTGGAAAACCAAATCTTGGAAGAATTTCCCCACTAATCTTTCTATCCCCTAAAGATGGATTTGAACCTTTATACAATTTGAAATGAAACACATGGGAAGATTCGGGAATGAACTTATTTTTGGAATCTTTTTTACTATTTAGAATAGATTTGATCTCTTCCTTCATTTCTAAAAGGGAAATCATCTCAATAACTAAATCCTTGGAAGATAGAAGATTTGGAAACAATTCCAAAACCTCTTTACTCGATACCAAAGATTCCAATTTTTCGATTTTCTTTAATCTTATTTCTTGATTTTCCTTTTCAATTTTTAATTGATTCTCAAGATTTTCTCTCTCTCTTCTGAATTTTTCTTCCAATCGAATAATTGGATCAGAAATTTCATCTAATGGAATTTTAGAATAATCGATTTTACTATTACTATTTGAACTACCTTTTTTATCTTTCATTTATTTACTTTCCTTTTATGGATTATTTGATTTTTCACCGATTGCGAAAAATCTAAAATTGATTAGAAAGACAGATAGAAATATCAAAGAACTAAATATAATAAAATGCAATATTACTCTTAATCAGCGTCTACAAGTCCTTAAACCTTTGACCGTTCCATTAATTTCAGGCCCCAATCAAAAGTTCAACAAAATTACATCACAGAAAATATTAACAAAAACACCGTCAAAGGTTCAATAGTGTATCCAGTTCGAAATCGGCCTACAATTTACAAGAATTTCAAAAAT